AAATTGCTCAATACAAAGAAACACCAAAACAAAATATTAATGAAAATTCATCTACTGACTATACTATTATGTTGGCGGACGGGTACACATACGGAATAGTAAAGGAAAGATTAGGATATATAATCAAAAAAGGATTAAATGAGTCCAGTTTAAACTATTCTGAGCAAATACCACAAAGAAAATATTTTAGATCTTATTCTGAAGCAATGAAAAAACTTAATTTAACTGCGGCAGAACTTAATAGAATTTATGAAAATGAAGAAGGTATTGCGTTAATTGGCGAACAGGCCGGTCAAAAAAAAAAGTTCGTACTAAAAGTACCTAAGAAAGGTGGTAATAAAACTCCTGATGTTGGAGGATCTGCACCTGAGGCGGCACCACCAGCACCCGCAGCACCAACAACACCTCCACCTACAACACCTCCGGGAGGTGAAGAAGGGCCGGTAGGTGAACCTACATCTGACACTGGCGGATTACCTGAATTAAGTACAGAACCAACCGCAACACCCGAAAGCGGAGCACCAACAGGAGAGCCAGGATCAGAAGCACCAACAGGAGAACCGGATAGTGATATGGGAACGACACCTGAATTAAGTACAGAACCGATGGGAGAACCGGGTGGTGATATGGGAACGACACCTGAATTAAGTACAGAACCGATGGGAGAACCTGAAGGTGGTGACGATTTAGATTTAGAAGGTGGTGCAAGACCCCCAAGTTTTAAATCTATTCAAAGATTAACAGGTAAATTAAGTCAAAGACTAAGAACTATAGAAAAAGAAAAAAGTTTAGAATCTGACGACATTAAATACGTTATAAATTCAATTATATCGGCATTAAATTTAGATAATTTAGAAGAAGACGATAGAGATGATATTCTTTCTAAATTTGATGAAGATGAATCAGAATACGGTGCGGAAGGTGAAGGAGATCTTGATATGTCTTCAGAAGATGATTTTGATATGGGTGGATCGGGAGATATGGGGGCACCTGAAGATACAGGAGGACCAGTTGGGGAACCAATGGAGATGTACAATAGATTTAACGAATCTGTTGTTGAAAAAGTTTTAGGAGGATATTTCAAGTATAAACCTAATGAAAAGAAAATATTAGAAGAAAAAAGAAAAAAGGAATTCTTAAAAAATCAATTAAAAAATGCGGAAATAAAAAAAGAGATAAGAAAAATGTCGGAAAGTATTGAACAGATGAACACATCTTTTAAACTTTTAAATGAAAACGCTAAGTTTGTTGGAAAAACAAATAAAGAAAATTTAATTTTTACTAAAAACGGAAAACAAATTAAAGTAACGCAAAGAGGAAGAATTATATGAAATTAGCATACATCAACGAATTGGGTCCAAATTATAAAGGAGACAATATATACGAATTTATTTTTTCAGATATGGATGATGTTTGGGGTGAGGATTGGGATGCGGAACCTGCCGCTGGAAAACCACTTCCACCTAATATTGATTACATAGAAAGAGTTGGTGTTTTAAAAAATTCTGAAATAGAATTAATTTTGATTCAAAATTCAGATTATTTTGGTGTTTACGATGCTATAGATGGTGTCATTTCTTTGGGTTGGGAAAATGCGAATAGTGATGATATATTAGTACATAAGAGAAAAAGATTAGTTTTTAATTATGGTGAAAGTGTAAAATCAATAGAAGATAAATTATATGAACGAGACATCGTATTAAATTGGGAAAAAAGTTTTGTTAAAAATGAATCACATTAATTATAAAATAGGAGTGTTATTACACGAAGGGTTTTCTATGAAAACTTTAGAGAATTTCAATAATAAACAAATTGATTTATTATATGAAAAGGTAAAAGGAAGAACTAAGGAGGTTGGTGAACAACTTGATACAGTTCTTAATAAAGCAGATTTAGAAAAACCTGAAACCAGAGCGGCCATTAAAGGATTACCTCCCGGTACTAAAGTAACGATTGAAACTGAAGTCACTGAAAAGTCGGTCTCAAAAAAACAACAAAAAGCCATGGGAATCGCATTAGCGGCAAAAAAAGGAGATACGCCTAAAAGTGAACTGAAAGGAGCATCTAAAGAAATGGTTAAAATGTCAAAAAACGATTTAAAGGATTTTGCATCAACAAAACATAAAGGATTACCGGAGAAAAAAACAAAAAGTAAAAAATCTGAAGTTAAAAAACTTGAGGAAAATATTTTAAATTTGGTTCAGAATCATTTACCACCTCACACAACAAAAGAGGAACTACTTAGAGTGATTAAAAGTTACAAAAGATAATGAATGTCTTTATCAAAAGAACAAGCACTTTTAGAATATGCTAAATGCGTAAATGACACACCATACGCATTAAAAACGTATTTACAAACTTACGACAATACACAATCACAGTACGTACCTTTAGAGTTATTTAATGACCAAGTAACCCTTGTAAAAGATTACGATACTTGTGAGGAAAATATAGCGCTAAAATACCGACAAGCGGGAGTATCAACAGTAACATCCGCATGGGCATCAAAAAGGTTGGTATTTGCAAACAAGAAAAAACCCGAAAAAATCCTAATCATTGCAAACAAAATGGATACTGCTGTGGAAATGGCAAATAAAGTTCGTGCGTTTGTTGACCAATGGCCAAAATGGATGGGTGTTGGGTTTTCTTCTGAAAAAAACTCACAAAGACACTTTAAATTAACTAACGGTTGTGAGGTTAAGGCAGTTGCAACATCAAAAGATGCCTTACGTGGTTATACACCAACAATACTTATTTTTGATGAGGCGGCCTACATAAATGCGGATGAAGACTTTTGGTCTGCATGTATGGCATCCCTTTCAACGGGAGGTAAAGTAATTGTAATATCAACACCAAACGGATTTGACCCAATTTATTATTCTATTTACAGTCAGGCAGTTAAAGGAATGAATGACTTTAGAATTACTGAAATGTATTGGTTTAGAGATCCAAGATACTCTAAAGATTTACGACTAATTAAATGTGATGATATTGTTCATTATATGTTAAATAGAGGTGATTACATAGACAATGAAATAACTATAGATTATGGTGATATAAAAGTTAGTGAAAGAAACTTTGAAGAAATAAAACAAAGAATAGAAAACGAAGGGTATAAAGCATACAGTTCTTGGTTTGAGTCAATGGCCAAAAAATTAAAGTTTGATAAAAGAAAAATATCACAAGAATTAGAGTGTAACTTTTTAGGTTCAGGGGATAATGTTATTCCTGCAGAAACCATGAAAAAAATTAAAGAAAAACATATTAGAGAACCTGAAAATAAATTTATGGGCGGTGCTCTTTGGCAATGGAAAGAACCTGTTGCCGGTCACAGATACATAATGGGTGTCGATGTATCAAGAGGGGATAGTGAAGATTTTAGCACATTATCCATTATTGATTTTGATGCAAGAGAACAGGTGTTAGAATACATAGGTAAGGTTCCTCCTGATATTTTAGCAGAAATCGCATTTAAATGGGCGACTATGTATAACGCATTTATTGTAACAGATATAACAGGTGGGATGGGTGTTTCCACATCAAGAAAATTGCAAGAACTTGGTTATAAAAATCTTTATGTGGATGGTGTAAATCCGGCAGATAAATGGAAATGGGATCCAAAAAACCAAGACAAAATCCCTGGAATCAATTTTAATTCAAAAAGAGTATTAATAATACAAGCATTTGAAGAAGCGTTAAGGTTTGATTTTTCATTAAAATCACAAAGATTATTTAATGAGTTAAACACATTTGTTTATGTAAATGGAAGACCTGATCACCAAAAAGGTCAACACGATGATTTAATCATGGCATTTGCTATGGCCGTTTACGTCGGTGAAACTTCGTTCGCACAATTAGAAAAGGCGACTGAACAAGCAAAAGTTATGTTAGAATCGTGGACAACAGATAAAAGAGATTATAAAGATTCGTCAATAAACTATAATCCAGGTATACCAGCAACGACCGGTTTTCACGACTATTCAAATAACCAAGTAACTAAAAGTGATTATGAAAAGTATTTATGGTTATTCGGAGGAAAAAGAGTTTAGTTTATTTTAACTCCAACTATTTTTAAAATAAAAAAATATGGCACAAGAAAAATTAACCGTTTGGCAAAGGTTGGGTAAGGTTTTCGGACCAAACTCCACTTTGGATCAACAACCACCTGTTTTTAAATTTGATAAACAAGAATTATTAAAGACAACAAATAAACAGGAATATGAAAATGAAAAGTTACAAGCTCAGCAATCATTATATATTGGAAAACAATGGCAAAAAGTAGAGAGTAATTTATACCAACAGGCGGTTTATTATGAACCAACAAGAATGGCATCATATTATGATTATGAATCTATGGAATATACTCCTGAGATTTCAGCGGCATTAGATATATATGCCGAAGAATCTACAACACCCGATCAAGATGGGCTTATTTTAAAAGTTTATTCTGAATCAAAAAGAATAAAACAAGTATTAACTGATTTATTTACAAACAAACTAGACATTAACACTAACTTACCTATGTGGACAAGAAACACATGTAAGTTCGGTGATAATTTTATATACTTAAAACTTGACCCAGAAAACGGTATTGTTGGATGCCAGCAATTACCAAACATTCAAATTGAAAGATTAGAAAAGGGTATGAGATTCCAACCTGACAAATATTCGCAAGAAATGGAAAACGATGCGTTAAAGTTTGTTTGGAAAGAAAAAAACATGGAATTCAACACTTGGGAAATTGGTCATTTTAGAATTTTAGGGGACGATAGAAAATTACCTTATGGTACTTCTATGTTAGAAAAAGCAAGACGTATTTGGAAACAATTACTTTTATGTGAAGATGCGATGTTGATATACAGGGTGTCTAGAGCACCGGAAAGAAGAGTATTTAAAGTTTTTGTTGGTAACATGGATGATAAGGATGTTGATGCGTATGTACAAAGAGTTGCCGGTAAATTTAAAAGAGATCAAATTGCAGACCCAAAAACAGGAAATGTAGATATGAGATATAATCAATTAGCGGTTGACCAAGATTATTTTATTCCTGTTAGAGATGCTGCCGCCCCTGACCCAATTACAACATTGGCTGGTGCCGCTAACTTAGCAGAAATTGCGGATATTGAATACATACAGAAAAAACTTGTTACAGCATTAAGAATACCAAAAGCATATTTAGGTTTTGAAGAGGCCGTTGGTGATGGTAAAAATTTATCGTTACTTGATATTAGATTTGCAAGAACAATTAATAGAATACAAAAATCCATGATTGCAGAATTAAATAAAATTGCAATTATTCATTTATTTTTATTGGGGTTTGAAGATGAATTAACTAATTTTAGTATTTCATTAAATAATCCATCTAAACAAGGTGAGTTACTTTCATTAGAAATATGGAAAGAAAAAATAACTCTTTACAAAGATGCATGTGCAGAAATTGCTAACAGCGTTGCTCCTGTATCAGCATCTTGGGCTAAGAAACATATATTAGGGTTCTCTGATGAAGAAATTAGGTTAGACATACAACAACAAAGAGTAGAAAGAGCAGTGGCGGCCGAACTTGCAAAAACCGCTGAAGTTATTACTAAAACAGGATTATTTGATAATATAGATAATTTATACGGTAAAAAGGATAGTGAGCCTGCAGGTGAAGCACCGGCAGGTGGTGCAGAAGCCGGAGGAGCACCACCATCACCTGATATGGCAGGTGGGGGCGAAGCCGCACCACCACCAACACCTGAAGGGGGAGGGTTAACTCCTGAGAGATTAGTAAGAAAAGACTTAGATTTACTATTAGAAGAAAATCTTTTTAACGGTAGAGACTTTATGGATTTATCAAAAGGAAGATTAAGTTTAGACCAAATAGATCAAAAATTGAAAGATTTAATTGATAAGTGATATTTATAAATAAAATATTATGAACACATTTGGAACCATTAAGACAAAAATAGAGAAAACTGCGATTGAATTGGCTAAAAACTCGGAGTTTAAAAGATTTATTTTTGAATTTAACTCTTTGATTTTAAAAAATAAAGATTTATCTGAGTTATATTACATCTACGATGATTTGTCATCTAACAAAGGAATACCATCTGATATTGCTAATGATTATATAAATGAAACTATCGAATACTCACAAGTTTTAATCGAAAGTCAAACAAAACGTTTAAAAGACATTAATTACTGGATAAACTCATGGAATAAAAATTTAGATAACGATTATTCAGATATTGATAATGCAATTTATAGTAACGGTATAAGAAACCTTGAATCAATTCTTGAGTCTAAAAAAAATATTAAAAACATTATAACAAAAGAGGAAGTTAAAAAACCTGTAACAGAGAGTGTAAATTTACCAATATCTTCTATTGTTAAAATTGCAAATGAAAATTTGAAAAAAGAATTGGGTAATTTAAATGAAAATGATAAAAAAGAACTTGACCAAATTTTATCACTGAGTGGTGAAGAATTAAAAGAGAATTTTGAAAAGACTAAAAACTTTGTTTTAGATAACTTAAAAGTTTCAATAAATGAATCTTCAGATAAAGAAATTAAAAGTGCTATTGATAAAACAATCAATAAAGTAATGGAAGCAAAATGCAACCATTATGATTATTATAAACTAAAAAAATTAAGTTTGGGACTATGAAAAAATTTTTTAGTAAGGCTTCTATGTTATTTATGGACAGTGATGGTAACGCTTCGTCAAAAAGATTTATAGGAATCTTATGTGGTGTTTCGTTGTGTATCACTTTGTATGTAAATAGTTACAGTCATGGAGACATCAAACCATCTGACACATTAGTAAATGCTGTTGCTATGTTAGCGTTCGGATGTTTGGGTCTTACGTCAACAGAAAAGATTTTTGGAAAAAAGGACAAAAATCAAGAATCTAATTGATTCTTTTGTTTGTATTGAGCTTTTTTAATTTCGGCCCTTCGTTTTACGGAGGGTTTTTTGTATTCTTGTCTTTCCTGAAGTTTTTGAATTTGTTTTGTTTTATAAACTTTAAATTTATATGCCTTTAACGCCTGTTCAATAGACTTTTCATTTTTTACTTCAATTATAATCATAAATTTTTTTGGTTTTACAATATAAATAGTAACCATTTTTTTAAATTTTGACAAATTTTATTTTTTTTATTATAATTGTTAAAAAATAAACTTGTAAGTCATGAAGAATGAAAAAAGGAAAAACATCAAAATTAAATGTTTTTGATGATGCAAAATGTCACTATGGAACGGTCGACTCAAAAGAATTAAAATCAATTTATATTGTATTACAGACTTGGATAGAACCCATAACAGATGAAGAAAATTGGACAAAAATAACGGGGTTAATAAAAAGACAAATTCAACACACGTTATTAGAGGTTGCTGATTTTACAACATTTGAAAGAAAACAAATAGTGGATTTAGATTTAAGAACAAGCGGAATTCAAAAAAATAAAAAAAGTTTTTTGAATTTAGAAATGACTTTATTTGTTCACGATAAAACGATTGATTTTAAATCATTAATTTTAAGGTCTAAAATTAAAAAAATTATTACATCAGTTTATTTTGATGATTTAAAAAACTCAAAGTATTTTACACTTAGTAAAACAAAAAATAAAGAAACGG